CCGACAGTATAGACGACATAGCATATCAGTATTGGCAGGATACCAATAGGGCGCTGGCGATACTGAAGCGTAGGAAGACAATGAGGAAAATGTTAAAGGAGGCTGGAGTAAAAGTATGATTCAGGTGCCTGACCACCCTCAGATTCGAAGCATCGAAAGAACCGGATATCCGACATGGTACAGAGATAGATACTATGACGAGATAGAGGAAGAGGAAGAAGAGGACGAAGATGATTAACGGAGTTCTTGAATACACGGAAGCGAAGGTAAGCATCTTCTTCGAAAAAGGGAATATCGCTTGTGCTTACTGTCCGCTTCTGGAGACTTACAGCAGAAACCAATGTCGCAGAACCGGTGAGTATCTGCTGGATACTAAGCACACAGTAGGGTATTACTGCCCTTTGAAATTCGAAGAAAAGGAGAAAACAGAAAATGATTAAAGCAAAAGACGGAAATGTAACATTCAGAGGCAAGGGCAAGGAACTCTTGGCAGACTATGCCACTATTGGCATCAAGATGAGAGAGATAATGCCGAACGAACTCGTGGAAGCGGCAGTTGATATATCTCGCAAAAGCATGGACGAAATAATGGACACTAAGGAGGACAAAAACAATGCTTAAGGCAAACAAGGGACTTATCCAGATTGAAGGCAACGAGACACTTATAAGAGCAGAATTCTCTACTCTGTGCAAGGCTATGAGAGAAGTACTGGAAGAAGACTACGATGCAGACACAGTAGACAAGATGCTCAACGAAGACCTTGCGGACTCCAAACTCAGCGAAGCAGAGCTCAAGGAAAGACTCGCGGAAAATGTCGCTAAGATGTTCAAAGAAAAGGACATTGACAGCATCATTAACATACTGAAAGGAATGCTCTAATGGACGAAATAAAAGAAACGGTAGCAACCGAAACCACAGAAACGGCAATAGCCGTGAAAGAGGCTACTGAAACTCAGCTCGTTGCCGCTGTTCCAACTATGTGGAACAATTCGGAGCTGATGAAAAGTTCCTATCAGGTCGCAACTATACTGTCAAAGACAGCAGCAATACCTGACAGGTATAAAAACAAACCCGGTGACTGCCTGATACTCATAGACCTTTCAAACAGAATGGGAATATCCCCCATAGTTGTGGCACAGTGGTCGCAGATAGTTAAGGGAAATTTCACGTGGGCTGGTCAGGCGTGTAAGGCGCTTATAGACAACTGCGGGAAGTACAGAGACAGCAAATACGAAATGTTTGGCGAACCCGGAACCAGTGAACGAGGCTGTGTGCTGACCGCAATCAAACGGAGCACAGGTGAAGTTATAAAAGGCCCTGAAGTCACCATGAAGATAGCAAAAGATGAGGGCTGGATAGATAAAGACGGTTCAAAATGGAAGACCATGCCCGAGCTGATGCTGAGATACAGAGCAGCAGCTTTCTTCGCAAGAACCGAATGCCCCGAAGCTCTTATGGGATTCTATACATCTGAAGAAATGAATGACATTAAGGGCTATGAACCTGAAATAGCATCATGACAATGTACAGAGACCCAAGCTATAGAAACCTCGAAAAGCTTCGGTATCTGTTACTCGAACAGTTTGCAAGGGAAAACTGCCCTTGCAAGCTGTGCGATACAAGACGCATGAACTGCCATGCTGGATGTCCAAAGGACGAAGCATATCAGAAAAAACTCGAGAACTACAGAGCGGAAGTTGACGAGAAAATAAACATGCAAAAAGGAATTAATAAAATCCGTTATGGGAATTTCAAACGTAAGGAGATGTGACGATGATAAAGATTATACCCGGTGATGTATATCATGCAGACCGATTCAGAAGTGGTACTTCCGGAAAGGGTGCATGGGAAATGGTGGTAGTCAAGGGAACCACCGGTAAGGAGGAACAGGTTCTGTGGATAACCAATCTTGGCACCGGCCTTCAGGAAGGTGGAGAGTTCCGTGTAAAAAGCATTGATGGCGCAAGCATAAAGCGTATGCCTTTTGTTGAAGGCAAGGTTTGCAAGAACAGAAATACGCCCGGTGCTGAATGGCGCTCTGTAATAGACCTCAATGTAACCATAGACCCCGTAGGATTTACCGAAGCGCCCTTTGATTTCGATGACCTCCCCTTTACTTTCGGTGACGACAATCCCTTTGACGGCGACAGCAACATCTTTGCAGATAACGAGCTGCCCCTGTGAGGTAACTGAATGAGGCTGACAATAGGAAACGTTGAAGCCTTCATAGAGCACTTAAGGGCTTCCGGGAAACTCGCCCCGGAAGCCCATGAGTCAAGCAATCTGAACGACGGCCCACTTCACGGTGTCGATTGCCCTATATGCAATAACAAAGGCTACACAAGCTTCTACAAGGATGGGTACGAACTGACAAAAGATTGCGTATGCATGGCCGAAAGAAGAGCTCTGATGAGGGCGAGAAAAAGCGGGCTGGCTGAGACCCTTGAAGAATATACATTCAAGAACTACATGACACCGGACGCTTACTGCAAAACCATAAAAGAACGCGCAATGGATTATGTAAAAAACGGAGACGGTAAATGGTTCTACATCTCCGGCATTCCCGGCAGCGGTAAAACACATATATGCACAGCTATATGCAAAGAGCTGCTCAAAAAGGGGCAGGAAGTCAAGTATGTCCTTTGGAGAGACATAGTGCAGGAACTCAGGTCTGTAATAAACGACCCTGAGTACGTAGACAAGATGGAAGAGCTGAAGCGGCCTAAGATTCTGTACATAGACGACTTCCTCGTAGGGACTATGACCGAGTCGGACTTCAACAGAGCATTTGAAATCATCAATGCCAGATACATCTTACCCAGCAAGAGAACTATCATAAGCACCAATAGAGACCTGTCATATGTAAGGTCAATGAATGAACAGGTAGGCGGCAGGATTTACCAGAGAAGCAAAGGCTACTGCATGAAGTCGCCGGAAAGGAACTGGAGAAACTAATGTCTTTTAGACAACATATATGGCGTTGCACCATCTACGGTCAGCCCATAACCAAGAAGAACTCCCAAAGAATAGTAATAAACTCGAAGACCAAGCACCCGATGATTCTTCCGTCAAAGCAGTACAAGGAATACGAGACCAAAGCCGGTCAGTACATACGTCCTCCCGAAGAGCCCATAGCTCGTCCGGTAAATGTAAGATGCGTGTACTATATGCCCAACACCAGAGCATGCGACCTAACCAACCTGATGGAGGCGACCCACGATATCCTTGTAAAGCACAAAGTCCTCGCTGACGACAATCACCGAGTTATATATGCCGTAGATGGCTCCCGAGTGAGCTACGATAAGCTCACACCAAGAACGGAAGTTTTCATTGAGGAGATAGATGATGAGTGTAGCGAATAATGTACACAACAAGAGAATAGAAAAACACCTGTCTATGAGAAAGCTCTCAGAAAAGACAGGCGTGGCATTCTCCACCATTTACAGGCTTGAGAACGGTCTCAACAGACCCACATTCTCAACCCTTAAGCTTATATCACAGGCTCTTGATACAACGGTATCAGACCTGATGGATAGTCAGTAGGTATGAACTATGCCTGACTATGGAAAATACCGGGCGGCATTGAGCCTGAGCAATAACGACATCATAGAAGCCGTGAAGAGTAAATATCCCGGATTCTCTAAGATTCAATGCTCGATGATAAACAACGAACCCAAGTACGGAATACAGCTTACAGCAGATGCGGAGAAGCTTATAGCAGAGAAATTTGGCTATTCTGAAGGGCTCAGCATAAAGCCTAAAAAGAAAAGCCAAGTTAAACGCATCAAAACCAACCGCCTTACAGTTCGTCTGGATGACGCGACTTACGATAGGGTAAAAATTAAAATGGCTCAGGAAGGCTCTGAGAGCGTCCAGAGCTTTTTGGAGAAAATGATATCTCAAATAACTGAGGAGGATAAATGAGTTTTTGGATAGGCATGCTGATACGATGCTGCGCTTTATACTTCTTAGGCAAGCTTGCGCTGTTCCTCGTGGAAGCTGCCTATGCCATTGACCATAGAGAACATGCAGACATTCGAAACGAAATACATTGGGAACGACCTGTTCGAGGTATCAATAGACGGAGTGAAGAGTCCAGTGCCTTATACGATGGAACAAGTCGGAGAACTGTACGCAATGAACTGGTCGCCAATAGGAAAGGAGAATAAAGATGAGGGAGATAATGTTCAGGGGTAAACTGCCTGTAGGCGGGGGCTGGCATATAGGACATCTCTACAAGAAGAACGGGAAATTTAATATCAGAGATGATTCAGACCTATCTGATTTAGAGGTAATTCCAGAAACCGTGGGGCAGTACATAGGCTTAAAAGACGAAGCAGGAATATGGATATTTGAAGGTGACATAGTCAAAGGGACGGCGAGATATAACAAAGACGTATACGGCATTGTAGAGTTTCATACCGAGAACATAGGAAGCTGCGGATGCTGCTACGACGACTTCGTAGGAAGCGGATTCGCCGTGTTTGGGCTCGACCTCACAGAGAATATAAAGATAGTCGGGAACATATATGACAATCCAGAGATTTTGGAGGCGTTACATGAATGACCTTGTAAGCAGAAGTGCATTGCGTGACTTGCTATATGAAGAAGATGCTATCACTATGCGTGGTCTTGCAATGCTGAACACATTCCCTACCGTTGATGCTGTGGAAGTGGTTAGGTGCGAAAAGTGCATACGGCACAACGAATGCAAGTTTGAACAGTACCAAGGGCTGAATGGCTTTTGTAGTTTAGGAGAAAGGAAAACCGATGAAACTAAGTGACTTTCTATCGTGGCTAAAAGAACAAGGTGAGGTTATCCTCTCTGAAGAAGATGTCCAAAAGCTAATTGCTGACAATCTTGAACTGCCAGATTCCAAAGTGCTTCGCATAGGCCTTCCAAAAGACCGAGAAATCCGCAGTTACTACGGAGAAAGGAAAGAAAATGAGCTTTTATAATATGATTTTTGGGAAAAATCCCGACACAAAGGACATTCTTGCACTTCTTGGACTGTCGGAAACAGATATTGAGAGGTTTAGAGACTGTTATATAAACGATGACGAAATCTGCATTTATACAAGAACGGGCGGTGGCAATCGAGAATATTATCCCAATGAGGTCTTAACTTCACATCCAAACTATATACGCGATGAAGATGATGACTATGATTGTACCTATGCCACATACTACTTTTCACTGCCACAGCCGCCAAAGGGGGATGAATGATGTCTAAATGTACTTCTGTTGCGGGAAAGCTGTGCTGCTTCTATGAAGAGGAAGAGCCCATAACTAACGCCGACTATATTCGCAGTATGAGCGATGAAGAATTGGCAAACTGGCTTGACTGGGAATTTGGAAAAGCCCAGTGGTGTGACCCCGACAGGATAGGAACAGATGACTGTTCAGACATAGACTGCACAGGATGTGTTGCATACTGGCTCAAACAGCCAAAGGAGAAAAAAGAATGAGCTTTGATATTCACGAAAGCATAGACATTGCAATAAAAGACTATGTGAGGCGTCACGATTGGGAACTACCCGCTAAAATAGTTATGTCTAAAGAAGCATTTATGGCTACTCTTTCAAGAGAATTTTTTAATATTAGGGGTTTCCCTGAAACTTATAGAAGTATTCCTGTAAGCATTGCTCTTGAAGATGAAGGAATGCACATTCATTTATGCGAGCCTGATATAAATCTCTTTCCTGAAATAAACGCTAATACCATAAAGCCGTATAAGGAGAAAGAAGAATGAAGTCTAATGCTTGTCCCAGATGCGGATGTTACGTCCCTGATGATTGGGACAGATGCCCCGCATGTGAACGCCGAGTGCTTGAGAGCCAATGGGCCGCAGAAGAAAATCAGCCCACTACATGGATAAACGGCGGTGGGGGCGCTGGAATAGTGAACAGAAACCCTTACGGTGTTGGTTGCGGTGGGGCATCCCACACTATAATTTTGTTTAAATGAGGAGAACACCGATGAATGATAGGGAAAGACTTATTGAGATACTTGATACAGCGGAAATTAAACAAGAATTACGCTCAAGCACAGGCAGAACCTTGAGTCTTTATCATGCCAAAATAGTTAATAGCGAATATGTTAAGCCACTTACAGAATTGCTCATAGCCAACGGCGTGACCATTCAGAAGCATGGACGGTGGATTATCGTAAACGGCATTATAAGATGCTCTGAATGTAATGCTCATGTAAACTACGAAATGGAGCAGGGGCAATGCTTCTTCCCTGACGAATCAAAATATTGCCATAATTGCGGAGCTAAAATGGAATTGGAGGAAGAGAATGCCAAAACCTAAAGTAAATCCCCGCCGTCGCCCGGCATCTATGGCAGATGTGAAAAGAGCCAAGGAAGAGGCAGTTGCAACAGCTATTGTGCTGACAAAAGCTCTCACATTCACGGCGCTTCTGGACGAGGGCATTATAAAGCCTGAAGATGTAAAACGAGGCTGGGATAAAACCAGATACCTTGCTGAGAGCGTTAGCAAAGGCTACTGCTCAGCAAAGGATATGTACAATGTACTGAGAGAAGAATATGGAATAGATTTGGAGGGTTAAATGAAAAAGATACCTACGCTATTCATTCGAAAATTCGAGGACGGAAAGATAGTAGGAATAACTAAAAAGGTTACTCCCGGTATGGAATGGGTTCTCGAAGGTGAGGGTAAAGCCACAATAAAGATGGACGGCGCCTGTTGTGCAGTTATAGACGGCGAGTTTTACAAACGCTTCGACGCCAAACCCGGCAGGAAGATACCGGAGGGTGCTATCCCCTGTTGTGACCCTGACCCGGTAACAGGCCATCATCCGCATTGGGTGAAGATAAGCGAAAAGAACCCGGCAGATAAGTGGTTTATCAAGGCATATGAGAATACCTCTATGGTATACCGGACTATATGCGTGAACGATAGCTACCCTGAGATGAAGCTCAAGGACGGTACATACGAAGCTATAGGAAAGCATTTCAACGGCAACCCTTACGGCCTCAAAGACGACAAGCTCTTGAAGCACGGAGATGCCAAAACATATCCTATAAGGAGTTTCGATGGCATCAAAGCTTTCCTTGAATGCCATGACGTAGAGGGAATCGTCTTCTGGAAAGACGGTGAGCCTAAGTGCAAAATTAAAAGAACAGACTTTGGCTTTGAATGGCCTATAAGGAGTAACTAATGACAGGAAACGAATATCAGAGATTAGCCGCAAGAACAATCGGCACTTACATGACCAGACCACAGCAAGAACGCCATGCGCTACACGGCATGATAGCAGAGATAGGTGAGCTCAACGGTATATACCAAAAAGAATATCAGGGCCATCCCGCAACGGAGGAGCATCTCAAGAAAGAGCTCGGGGATTGCCTCTGGTTTATAGCTGAATACTGTACAGCTAATAGATGGGAACTGGACGAAATAATGCAGCTCAACATAGACAAGCTCAGAGCCAGATACCCGGAAGGGTTCGAATCAGAGCGAAGTCTACACAGAGCTGAAGGCGATATATGATTTGCCCATATTGCGGAGAGCCATGCGGCAGAACAATGTGCTGCCAAGACTGCTGGCTTTATCAAATATACAAAGAATAAGGGACAGGCATTTGCCTGTCCCTTTTTTTATTTGAGTTTTTTAATCTGTTCCCAAGTTTTTTTCCAGCCATAAGGGTTATCAGGAGACCATTTATTTGCCTCATAAATAGCTTTGAATATGTACTCAAGCCCGGGGTTGTTTCGACATGCATATGCGAGGTCGCCACCGCTGAGGCTCGTATCTGAAACCTCGGGGTTAGGGTCGCTTGCCAAAATCTCTTTCCAGAGGTCAGGAAGAGCTTTTACATCATAATCATTGTCAGATGCCGCATGATACATAGCTTTTATATTTGGGCTCTCAATAACCAAATCTGCCAGTATATCTTTAGTGCTCTTAGGGATTGATGCATTGACCAGACCGTGGAATATGGCATCAGAACTGCCAGTGGTTACATCAAGCTTATTAGCTTGTTTCTTTTTCTCTTCGAGATAAGTGTAGTAAGACCTTGTCCCAACACCGGCTTCATAAGCTTCTATAACGGATGAATTCTCCCGTTCGAAATGCTGCTGAGCTTTAGAGGTAAGGCTCGTTCCGTATTGAGAGAGAAGAGCATCCAATGCTTTGTAGTCCTTATCGGCAGTTTCCTTGTTGTAGGCAGCCTTATAGACCAGATACTTCTGAATCTCTTTTTCGGATAGCCCGGGAATGTCAGGCTTAGGATTGCCTTCGTCATCTACGCCGGGAACGTCAATGCCTTCTCTAAGAGTTTCGTACTTAGACTCATACTCTATATGAGCGTCCTTGGCATACTCAGCCTTTGCGATATCGTAAGCATATTCCTTTGCCGCTTCAGCCATAGCCGCCTGAGTCTCAGCATCAGACTTCTTGTAGATAGCCTTGTTGATAAGCTCGTCCATAATACCGTAATAAGCATTTACTTGGGTATCGTGGAACTTATCTTTCTGCTTTTCGGTGAGCTTGTAGTCAGTACCATCAATGGTCAAGCCACTATTAGGTTCGCTTGGCAGGAAGGACATGTTGCCGGTGGCTTCAGCAAGAGCTCTCATAGCATCATAAGAGGCTTCCCTTTCCTTGGATGCGTTGTAAATAATGCGTTCGTCAAATCCCAAGCCAGTTGCACGTTTCTCAGCGTCGAGCTTATTTTGCAGGAACATCAGTACATCCGAATACTTGTCGCCGTCAAATTCGTCTCCGCTGATTGCTCTATAAGCATCTCTTGACCAGAGCGCTATGGCATTCACAAGGTCATATGCACCAGACATAGGTATGCCGGCAAGATTAGAGAACGACAGAGCAAGGTCTTTAGCATTCTTCAGCGTTACGTTCTGGCCGAATCTATTGAGCTTTTCGATTAAGTCAGTAATAGTGGACAGACCACCTGTACTTATATCGTAAAGAGTATCTGTTCTTTTCCCGCTGAGAAGCTGAATTCCGTATTTCACAAAAGAGTATGCAGTATCCCCGAGGAAATGAATGCCAGTCAATGTCTCGAGAGTGGAATCGCCCAAGTCAGACAGGAAAGTCAAAATAGTCTGTTCTTCCTCATCTCGTTTGAATTTGTGAAGGGCAAACTTTACAAGCTGTCCGAGGAGAGCAAACTCTATCGAAGAAGCGACTTGCGCCGCGTAAACGGCATTTCTGCGTTTTGCAGCGGCCTTATAATCAGCGGCATACTTAGGAGATATTTTTGCGGCATTTTTGGCAGATGCGGCTTCCATTGCGGCTGTAAGAGTGGCATTGAGCTGAGCATTACTCTGAGCAGTAAAAAGAGTAAGATTTTTTACAAACTCATTGTCGCTCCTATACAGTCTGGAGTTGGAAGCAGTAGTTGCATCACTCTGAGTACCAAGAAGAGCTCTGGCAAACAAAGCGTCTACTTCCGCTTTTATTTTCGGGTCAGAAATGTCCTTGACACCATTTTCAGCAGCAATCTGCATGGCAGCAGCTTTGTATATGTTTCTAATAGCTGCTTTATCAGCAGCAGGAACAGCTTTGAGCCATGCTTTACCGCCGGGTATTTTGCTGACAGCCTTTTGCCACCATATATCACCATTTATATTAATGTTTTCTATTGTGGGGTCGATAGCGCCTAACGCGCGGTGTTGCAGCAACTTGTTATCAGCGCCTGAATACTTCTTCCCACCGCCAAACTGAGCGGCCAGAAGATATTTCATGTTAATTTCCCCACCAGCGGCAAGAGTGCCGGCGCATTGTTTAAGAGGCGTGGAAATCTTGAGGGTGATTGCTGCCGTGCCAAGGTTTTTCCTCAAGATTTGGGCGGCACTTTCCAGACGAGTTTTGCCACCAGAAGAAGTCTTGAACTGAATATAATCAGCATAATTCTTAAATTGGTCAGCCATGCCTTCCCCGTAAGTATTTTTAAATATACTTATAAGAGAATCGCCTTCAGCGTCTGGCTCAGACATCATTTTTATTTTCTGAGAAAACTCGGCCCAAGCGCAGTATCTGGATGCATTTTGGATATATCTCTCTATCGGAGCTCCGCTTGATTCCACATAAAGCATGCCGCCGCTTTCTTTGGTTCGTTCTTTCACGGCGCCAAGAGAATCGAAAAAGCTCATTTCTTCTTGAAGCTCTTGAGTCCTTTCAGACGCATATCTTACGGGGAAATAAGAATCCCAAAGCAGAACAAGGTCGTACCCATTTCTCGCTCTAAACGCAGACGCCATTTTAGGCGCAAAGTATCTGAAAAGTTCGGTGAGTGCTTCATCATAAAGCAGAACTGCCTCGTTTTCAGACATGAGCGTTCCGAAGCTTAGATTAATATTTTCGAGAGTCTTGCCGCCGAGCTTGACACCGTCCTTATCAGAATAAATAGGAACAGAAACCTTCTTGCCGTCGCGTATGATTAAGATGCTACTAAGCTCACTATCTGCTCCGGTCTCTCGAGTGGTCATTGCACTGTCGTGGCCTCTAACAAAGTTCAAAAGCTCTATGGCCGAAAGTTCATAAATTTTTCCTTCAGAAGACTTTACAGTAACGCCACTCATAGTCTTGCCGCTAAGGAAATCAACTGCGCCTTCAGATTCATAGAATTTGTTAAAACAATTGTTCGCCTCAAATTCATATTCTTTGTTTTTGACATTGCAGGACATTTCTTCTTCAGCCAATTTATAGCCTTCAGCTTTATTATGTGCCGCGCAACCATCTAACATTTTGAACATGAGTCTTGGAGCTATCAGGTCTTGAGTCAGAGACTTTTCGCTTTTTTTGCCGCCTTTTAAAAACCATTTATAAACAGCACTCTCTTTTAAGAGATTCGTCTTCTCGTTTATATTTCTCATAATGTCATAAGTGAGATAGTCAGCTTGGTACCGCTGCTCTATTCTCTTATTAAGCATCGCAATAGCTTCATAAGCAGCACGAGTGCCACGGTTATGGGCGCCTTCGTTGTCATCGTAAAGCAGCGCATTTGCCAAGCTAATCTTTTCGGCTACATCTGAGAAATATAATCTTTTAGAACTTGGGCTTGGGCTGAACTGAAGCTTTTCGTAATAGCTCTTCAAGGAAGAAAACTCCAGCTCACCACTAACAACAGAGTTTATCTGCTGAACCAAGCCGTCAAGCTTTTTCGCGGCGTTGAGCTCTCGTTTTTCGGCCGCTGTAAGGTCTTCTCTGTTCTTTTCCTTCAAAGAGGAGGACATTTCATTAACACGTCCAGAAATTTTCTTAGCAATATCTTGTGCTTCGCTTAAGCTCTCTCCGAAATTCTTTTCTGCGATAGTGGTTTTTACTTCGCCAGCAGTTGGAGGCTCCATTTCCTTAACATTTTTGCCGGCATCAGTTTTGGCATTTTCAGCCTTTGCTTCTGTTTCGGCTTTAGCTTTAGCCTCAGCCTGTGCTTTATACTCATTTGAACTCTTGGGCTTCTTATATTCAGTGAAATTGAGTTCACTCTGCTCAGGCTTTGGCATGGAGCGGACATTAGCACCAAGATTAGCGTCAGCAGAAGTCTCTTGCTCGGGATTGCTTCTATCCAGTTCCATAAACGCAGCCATTTCTACGTTTGAAGGCAATGGCATGGTTTGGAAGAAGTCGCTTGGGACTACACCATATTCAATAAGCGATTTTTGAGCTATAGCGGCAAAATCAGACAATGCTGGTCTTTCCCCAGTTTCCTTGTTTGCCGAAGCGAAACAAACAATTATCTCTTCGTTGGCGCGAGAATTATATTCGCCATTATATTCGCGCCAAGCTATTTCGCTTTTGATATCATCCTCCGACCATCCAGATAAGCGTAGAGAATCAATTTCGTTAGATTTGAATTCTTTAATGTAAAATTCTTTAATATCTTTCATGAAGAAAGAGAACTTAGTAATGAGCTCATCTGGAATAGAATCAGAGATGGCATTGAATACTCGGTCAACAATATCTATTTCTGTTTTTTCGGAGACATCGAACATTTCGTGCATGACTTCATGCGCTGCGATGCTAACGGCTTTAAAATCGCTTGCATTAATCCAAATATCTCCGTTGGATTCATACCATCCCAAAGATATTGATTTTTCTTTTGTTGTTGCAGCTCCGACGAAAAGCCGTACATTCCTATCAGAATACTGGCTTATCCACGATATAATTTCTCGGTCGTAGTGATTAGGTTCTGTGATTTCGTAGCTGTCATCGGAAAAGTAGTGCCCTAATCGGCTTTGACCCTTTAAACTCTTCCCTCTTCTTCCTCTGCCAATTTTAACGCTTTTGCCATTAGTTCTGACGCCACCCCGTAATCCAGATGCCGCTTGCCAAGAATTCTCTCCGCTTCTTCGTGCCTCCGTTTTTGTTCCGGGTTCGATGATGCGTGCATCGCCGCTTCGCGCTGAGCCCTCTCCTCCTCGGTTGGGCCCAGTAACTCCTTCTGGAACCACACTTTCCACTCTTCCCGGTTTTTGAGGTTTAGTATCTCGGCCTGCGCTTTCTCCACGAGCTCCGAGTTTTTCACCATCTTTTCGTCCATTTTTGCCTCCGTCTTTAGATGATATACCAGTGAGCGCTTCCACTGGGTCTACAGATTTTTTCCCTATATTAACATTTTTAGTTGTTTTTTTCAACGCTCCTGACAAGGCCGCTCCTAAAGAATGACCGTTTTTACTATCGGCCGAGCCAAAAATCCACGAGTTTTCTGGCGCGTTGAGGTACTCACTTAGCGCGCGCAAATACTGGTAATAATATTCGGCATATATTTCGCGGTAAAAAGTGGTTCCCGCATTTGACAAAAGGTCTGGAAAGAAAAATTTAGTTAAAAAATCCTTGTGGTAATAGCCAAAGCCGGAAGCTTCATAGCTGTTGAAAGCATCATTGTGTTTGAAGCTCTTGATTTCAAGAAGAATATTTTTACCTTCCGTTATTGCCTCTTCCGGGAATCCTTTTTCCTCAAGGCCTTTTACAAACCTTTTTACCTCAGAAGCTATATTAGGTTCCCACGTAGCCGGGTCGTAACCATTAAATGGATTAAACTTTCTAACATAAACTTCTGTGCCACCCGGATTTGGTTTAAAGTTTTTGTCTATCTTCTTCTTTGGGGGCTCATCAGCAGATTCCTTAATTTCCGTAGATGAAGTTTTTTCAGGAGCAGATTCTTCTTGCTTTGTAGTTGCCGCCTGTTTAGGCTGAACAGCTTCTTTAGAAGCGGTTTTTTCTATGACAACATCAGCAAGAGCATTAGGAGACTTAGAAGAGTTATCATTCTCATTTTCGCCCGTAGGAGCCGCCGCTTTTTCAGCCCAATTGTCAATAATGCTATCAACGGTCTGCTTTTCGCTTGGCCGATTCGCCTCGGATGAAGAAGCCATGTCTCCCGTCAAGCCGGATTCTTCTGCGGCATTTTTTTCGGATTCGACGGCTGCGCGGTTCTCTTCAGCTATTTTCCCGTCTTCTTCAAAATCATGATGTATAGCATCAACAGCGGCCTTGATTTGTTCGGCCTTGTCTTCAGAAGTACCTTCAAGCTCGTATCCTGTTTCTCTCTCGAAAAGCGATGTAAGCTCTTCCGAGTTCAGAATAACCTCAATCTCGGCATCAGATATCGTTCCAGTTATAAATGCTCGCGCTATGAATTCCGCTTGCGAGTTTAACTCGTCAGTTTGCCTTGTAGCCGCTGTTTGGATGGTGGGTGCTACAGGGACATCCCCTTTAGCTTGCTGAGCGCTCTGAGCCTCCTGAGAGGCTTGAGGCTTTGCGGACATAATCTGCTTGACGCGAGTTTCGAGTATTGCTTTCTGGTCAGAAGGCACAGCTTTGCCATCCTTGCCCTTGATGGTGTTGCCAGCCAAGTTAGTTTCTGCGGTTCTGTCCACGGCAAGGGTTATGCCGGTGACTTCTTCGAAGGCTTCAGACCAAATGGGATTACTCGCGATAAAGGTTGCTTTAGCCTCGTTTATATTGTCAGAGGAAATCATTTGCCTAATTTCGGCTCTCGCTTGAGCAGACACATTGCTCATAGCGTCTTGACCAGTGGCCAAGCTTACTGAGCCGCCAGCGCCGCCAAGGATAGCGCCAATGAAAGCGCTATAACCAAGCTCGGACAGATACTCTTGCTTTCCTACAGCGGTCATGTGGGCATTCTTGAACGCCTCGCCACCATCATAGATAGCTTTGAGCACGGGCTCCATGAGACCGGAGAGCACTTCTTCGCCGCCTTCGGATACAGCTCTGTAAATGAAGCGCAGAGCGGTCTGGCCACGAGGTGTACTTGCAAGCTTGAAAATAATGTCGTCAGCAAGTATATCTGCGGAGCCCTTGCCGTAGATGCCAGCAGCGCCGTCTGCGATTTTTTCGGTAAGCGTTTCTACGGTAGCTACTGCCGCACCATATATGAACTGCTGCCCGATACCGGCGCCTTGAAGCCTTGCTTCCTGAGAAGCGCTACCAAAAGAACGAGTCCACATAGATACGGAACCAGCTCTCGTAGCAGCATCAAGACCCATCTGGATGCCTTGAGCCAGAACGTCAAGAGCAACCTGACCGCCACGGCCAAGATTGCGCTTCGCATCTTCCAGCTCTTTGTTACTGCGTTCAAGCATCTCATCTGCTCTTTTTTGAAGAGAAGCCTCTACTCGCTTGTTCTCTGCAAGGACACCATCGCCTTGAACTCCGGCATCGAGGAAGTTCTGACGAGAAAGGTCGTCAGTAACCCAACCGGCATACATAGAGTCTGCAATCTGCCTATCTTCCTCTGAGGAAGCGTCTTGCAGTGCGTTACCACCGGCGACAGCAGTTCCAAGGGCAGCCACTTGGCTACCAGCCCATTGTCTCGAAGAGCCTTTGGCAGTGCCAAGCACACGCTCGGGCATGATGTAGTTCTTCTTGGACGGGTCAAGCCCATCAAGTTCGGCTCGTATTGCGTCAAGCTGTTTTTGGTTCTCGTCCTGCTTTGCTTTCACTCTGTCTCTGCTTATTGGGTCAAGCGCGACAGTATATTCGGTGATGAGCTTCTTCTTTTCATCCAGCAAAGCTTCCTGCTCTTTTTCGAGCTGTGCTACTCTTGCCTTCTGAGTATCGTCAAGGAAAGCCGCGCCGCTCAGAGCGTCGTTATAAGCCTTGGTGTACTGCTCTATCTGCTGTTTATAAGTCTTCTGGTTAGCATAGTCTTCAGCAGTCCAGAAATCCATGCTCTTGTTATAAAGCGCATCGAGATTTTTCTGAGCGTCGTCTCTTTGCTTCTGCTGGAGCTTGGTATACTCGTCTCTGGTGTAATTACCATATCCGAGAGAACTGAGATAGTCCCTTTCAGCTCTTTGCTGGAGTATGTTCTCTGAAAGCGGAGCAAGCTTTGAAGAATCTCCAATGGTGAGGAAGCCACCCTCCAGAACAGGGGTAAGGAAGCCGCCAATACCCTTCATGGTCTGAGACAGATATGAGGTTTTTGGCGTGGTGGCGGGCTGCTTCGGTGCCAAAGATGGCTCGTCAAGTTTTACACTATGAATCTGACCTTGTAGTTGTCCAACAGAACTTTGCTGAACAGGCTTAACACCAGAATTTTCTAAGGTTCTTATAATGGGATTATTGGAGGTTGAAGCTGCGTTGCTTCTTTGCCGCTCTATAGCTTCTATTAATTTATTCGCCATATTATCTCCCGTTATTTGAGGCCAAATCGCTCGTTCATCTTATTGCCGCTCAAAATGCTGTAATTAACCCTATCGGATACACCTAAAAGTTCTCTCTTTCTCGCATCATCATCAGCAGAACCGGCAATGGTGTCCGTTATGTCTTTATATGAGTAGCCCATACCATAAGCTTCGATAATATCATTTTCCGTAACATTGTACGGCTCACCACCATCTCCTCCATCAGGGCCTCCATCAGGGCCCGGGCCATAATAATGGCCACCAGTTGAGCCATACCCTGCAGGATAAACGCCGGTCATCTTCTTGTACTGAGCTGCGTTTATCTGGCCAGTTCTATAAGCAAGGTCGGGGTTACTTGCGACCCAAGCAGAAGCCATCTTGTCAGCGGTTTCCTGACCGTACAGTTTAGCATACATAGAGAAGTCACCGTACTGAGCAAGGAGCTGAGCTCGATTCATGTCTCTGCTGTACTGGTTATTGTACTCTTGCAAAAGCGCTCCAGCCCGCTTGTAGTCGTTTTCTGCGGCAGCAGCGGCTATAGCGCTCTGGTACTGAGCCTTGAGGTCGGTAATGCCTCGCTCTGCCTCGGTCAGCGCATCGCTCTCGGCGGTACGGAGCTGTCCAAAGTCTCTCAGATACTCATTGTTCTGAGCCAGACGAGCCTGAGAAGCTGTGCCGGTGTTGATACCATTGGCCAGAGCTTGCTGATTGTAGTTTCTGCGGTTTCGCTCAAACTGCACAGCAAGGTCATTGGCGCTCTGCTGATACTGCGGAGCAATCTTGTCCTTTGCCGCCTGAGCATTGCTCAGGTTCTGATTGTAAGCAGATTCGAGCTGAGACATCTGTGCCTGTTTTTGAGCGTCATACATCGCATTTATCTGCTCGGTCTGCGGTGTACTCGCTGTATTGGTTTTCTTTACAAGTTCTTCGGTAGTAGTTGCCATATTACCTCCTATGCTATTCTAAGCCAAATGTACATGGCGTAATAGGGCGGCATATTATTGTGGGCTTCCCCGCCGCCAAAGCTGTGCTTGAGTATTCTATATGCCTGATTCGAACCACCTGAGCCGAAGTTGGCAGCCGTGTTACTCGTAGTGCCGCCGCTTGAAAACGAGCCGCTGGCATTCACAAACGGAGCGCCTGTTGACCACGCTCGGAAATTGACGGAACCGCTGACTTCGGGAAGTTCATCTTCTGTAAGAGTATGTGTAGCTTCGCCGCCTGTAGACCCCACGGGGTACTCATCGCTTGCACCGACAATGGAACGGCCTTCCACCTTCAGCCATTCGCCATAGCCAAGAAGCTCAGCCGGGTCGCCTTCCCGGGTGGTAATAAAGCAGTCGCCAACAGCGTACTTTTCTTCATTGCCGCCAGAGGAAAGGCCATCCAGCTTGTTTTTGTATTCATTCGTGAAGTCATTGGTGGAAAGTCCCTTGCCTTTTTCAGCCGGGACAAACATCTTCTTGAAGGTCTGAATCAGATACAAAACCATAGGGTCGGTTATGTCCATATCAGATTACCTCGCTCCAACCGTAGACACCGGGTTCCCAAGTGTTATAGTCAATGTCAGATATCCAAGTCTTGCCGTTATGAGTAACCTTGTCGCCCTTCTTATAAGGGTTGGTGCTTTCGGGCTGCTCCCAAGGATATATTTTCTCTTCGTCCGGGATAAGAACCTTAGCCCAAACGCTTGGGGCATCTACAGGGTTCCAAGTCTCTTGAGCCGTGTGTTCGGTAAGGCATCTGTACAGTATGCCTTTATACTGAACTCTGTCGCCAACGGAATAAGAAGCAGTACCGTTCCAGTGTGGGAAAAGTTCTACGCCCTGAAGAGCATCCGCATCATCAAGACCAGTCTGAGCAGCCTTTTCTATCAAAGGTCTGAGCTGAACAGCTCTTTCATAATAGGTCATTCTGTACCTCCAAGAAGCACCGCAAGTGCTGATTCCATGTCTGCCACCTTTTCGGAGATGGAGTAAACTCGCTCTCCCTCGTGGTAGAAGTGTTCCCCGTCATAGGTGTCCCCGATTTCAACATCGAGGTCATCTATCGCTACGGCGATACGAGCGTCGGTATTGAACTCGTTTTCCCGATAGATATTGCCCCATATAACGTTCGTTACAGTCATTGAGGCTCTGTCTATTAGAGCTATGTTAGTTGCATAATTGCTTAACATGATATTGCCTCCGTTATCTTGCGTTTCGAATTATCAGAATGCCAGAGCCGCCTTTTCCACGAACACCAGTATTACCACCGGCGCCACCGCCGCCAGAGCCGCTATTTGTTCCGCCAGCAGTGCCGTTTTCGCCATAAGCGCCACCGTCGCCGCCGTCGGTTGCGCCACCTTTTGCGGCTGTGCCATAAGACGAGGTAGCGGGAACGCCACCGGCGCCACCGCCGCCAGATGCAGAGAATCTATATCCCGCACCAAGCGCATGTGAAAAAGAAGACTCCCCAAATGCATACTCGCCATTTTTGCCGGCAGTGGCGGTTCCTTCGTATTCCCCTGCGCCGCCTTCTTTGCCGCCAGAAGAGCTGGTGCCGCCAGCGGCTGTTTTACCAAACGCATTGGTAGCGCCGCCCGACGCGCCTATTTCAACATCGTAGGTTCCGTTGGCAAGCTCCATATTTTCAACGGTTGTAATTTTGGCACTGTAGCCGCCTTTGCCACCACTATAGTGGTTACCTGTTCCCCACTGGTTGCCGTCAAAGTAGCTGTTTGCGCCACCATTAGCGCCGCCACCGACGAGGAAGACGTCTACGTTGGTAGAAAGATTTCTGAAGGTCAAAGTACCTGAATCGAGAAGGGACAGCACCCAATCCCCTTTTGGGTCACCGGAAAACTCGGCTGTGCCTGAATAGGTGTATGCCATAGGGCCGCCTCCCAAAAGCCCCAGCCGTCTGCTCATCCTCATGCTATATCACCTACCGCATACCACTTCGGAGTCGAAAGTCTCTTGAGAGCGATGACTCCATACTTTTCGCTAATGGTGATAGAAGTCTTTTCGTTGGTGTCCTTAGTCCTTATGTTGAGCACATCCGCGTCAGCGCCCTCGGTGACGATGTTGAGAGTGAGCCCGCCGTTCCACTTACTGATTTCGACTTCAGAGCCAACGGGGAAAAGAGACAGGTCAGCATCTGCGGGAATCGTAACGGTGGTAGTTCCGCTGGATTTTTCAAAGATGAGCATCTTACCCATGTCTTCGGCCGTAAGGGTATATGCAGTTACATTGCTTATAATCTTGACTTTAGAGCTTGCCTGATTTGCGGCAACTTTGCTGTCAGCATCCAGCGTCGCATAAGGTCTATCAAGCTTGCCCGGAGTCACAGACAAATCTGCCATCTTAGAGGTTGTAACGGCGGCATCTTTAAGCTTTTCTGTGGCTACTGCGCTATTACCCATCTGAGTTACGCCAACAGCGCCTTCTGCTATCTTCTCCTTGGTCACGGCAGCATCCGCTATTTTATTGACGCTGACAGACTTCTCGGCTATCTTGGCTTCTGTAACCGCTTTGTCTGCAAGCTTGTTAGTTGCTACTGCAAGGTTAGCTATTGCGTTGGTTACGACAGCAGATGCCGCAAGCTTGGAAGCAGTGATAGCATTGTCGGAGATTTTGTCTGAGCCTATCTGAGCATCCCCGGCTACACCTTCCGCAGCCGCGGCTATAGCAGCTTCAAGTGCGGGGAGCAGAACGGAGTTGAGGTAAGCCTTGATGTCTTCGCCGGCAGCGTCGAATCTGGCTTTCAGGTCGGCAGCAGAAAGGTTACTGCCGGTAGTGTCATTTGGCTGGTCTGCCAGCTTGGAAATATAAGATATGTCTTTTTCGAGTGTAGGAAGTGCCATATATCCTCCTATTTTGCATAGCCGGTAAAACGAACTCTCATGTCTGCCGAAAGTATGGTGGCAGTTGTGGTCGGAGATTTCGTTTCAAACACCAGCTTGTAGAATACGAATTTCTTTGCTTTTATCTTCAACCGCTTCATGAACGGCTTTCTGTTAGTTCTAAAACTCCATGCGGAGAAGTCAGCGGCTTCAAAGGATGAAAGAGAAGAAGCTACTACTTTTTCTGCATAAGAACTTTTCTTATCGGTCATTACCGTGACCGTGATTTCTGCTCGGTCTTCAGGCTCAATGCCTATCCAAATCTGGGCGGAATATTTACGCATGTAGTCCTGACCGAAGCTCATGGAGCCCGACTCCCAATATGCGTCTATGGCCTCGCCGTTGTCGTTGTAGTAGCCATAGGACAGATGGTTTATCTTGCCATCAGAGGTTCCGAAGTACAGCTCACCGTGGAGATTGGCCATGCACTGGACATCGAAGTTGTCGTAGGTGTACCAAGCGTCTGCCGCGTAGTTATACACAAGAGCTTTCTTGTTGTAGCAGACATAGTATTCCTGAGCATGGTTGTCATCCCAGCACTTACACTGCTCAAAGTCGAAGTCTCGCAGAGTGGCGAAAATCCTGTCAGAGATTCTCTTTGCCTGACGCTCGTCTCTGGAGAGATTGGAGCTATAAGAGCTGGTATTTCGCCATTCGTATATGTCATTGCCATGCAAAGAGTAGGGAGCGTTCAGAACCAAGCGAACCTGACCGAGAGCATGGTTGCCTATGATTTTGTTGGTGGGAGTTACATAGAACGAGGGAGTAAGAGTGCTATCCGCCAGAGTAACTATGCCGTAGTTAATAGACCACGCGCTGTCTGTCTTGAAGCAGATGAGGGCGCCGTATTGACGAATCATCGCAGTAATGGGGGTATTGGAGTCGCCCACTCTGACTTCGTTCATGTCGGGGAAGTAGTCCGCTCTCGGCATACCGTCATAGTCCATGCCGGAGTAAAGAGCTTCGTTGGAGCCGTCGCCGTAGATAAATATCCGGGTGTCGGTACTTCCCGAATAAAGCTCGGAATATCTCATGCCGAGAACTTCGCTTCGGAAGGTCTCCGCCATAGTCCAGCCTATCTCATGGGAGTTAACAGACCTCGGCAGAGCCTCTGCGAAGGTTACAGTCCCCGCATCAAGGTCGAAGCTGTACGCATCCGCGGCAAGGTCTTCACCGGTGGCCAGATTCTTTACATAGTCAATGCTCTGTACATTGGTCTCGGGGAGGGTGAAGGTAAGCCCTTCGCCGTCGGGAGAAATCCATGCCCTTCTTTCACCGCAAAGCTTATTGACCTGTTCCAAGGTCTCTCGGCTTGTATTGTCGGGAGCAATGGCTATGTTTACGAGAGGACGGTAGCCGTGGACATCAGAAAGAGTCTCTCCGTCCCACTGCTTGTATTCGCTGCCGTTGAGCATGTAGACGATATCCGAGAATCCGAAGAAGTGAACTTCGTTATCGGTATTGATAGCGCCAAGCTCTTCAGTAACGAAACCATCGGTGGCTTGGTCGTATACCTTCCAGAGCTTACCGTCACAGGCGGCAAGCATTACTTCAACGCCTTTGACAAAACCCGTCCACATACCTCGCACCGGCTTGCCGCTATCGGCAAAATTAACCACGGAAAGTGTGCCGGGTCGGCGCTGAAGATTGCCGTCACGGGTTATCTTGAAGTTTCGCATCTCTGCGGCTTCGCCCATCTTGAGCTTGGTGTCGCCGTCAGGGTTCTGATGCAGACCGTACCAAGCCTTTATCTGGAATATTTTTTCGTTTGTTGCGCCGGTTATCTGCGCCATGTGCTCACATCCTTCTTATCGCCAGTAGCCATATTCGCAATGCTCAAAGCTGCCATAGACATCTACGATATCCTCGCTGCCAGAGCACATACCTCTGGAGAGCATCGCCTTCAGCTCCTCGTATCTCTGCAAGCATGTAGAGGCCACGGCTGGGTTTTCGTCCATCAGCAAGTGAGCTGCAAGACCGTATGGCAGAACTGTGCGGCATATATAGTCGTCGAGCGAGACGATATCTTCCTCGAAGGAAACAACCGGCAGCGCGATAGAGCGCTTGCCCTCAGTGGGCGGCACATAGGTGTCTGAGTAGAAGTACAGTTCACCCATGAGAATGTTGATTATCTCCAAGCTCCTGTGCTTGTACTCAGCGGTGTCCGAAGTGTTGGCGGAGCCGTTCTCGTTCAGCTCGTCAATGAGAGCCATAGTAAGGTCGAACACGCCTTGAGAATTAGTTGCCATTCAATCCTCCTGTTAGGGAAAAGGGCGGAGCTTAGCCCCGCCCTATGGTTTTATTAAGCCTGCTTCCTGAAGGTGTAGCCGTCGCCGCCGAGAAGGTTGTTGACAGCAGCTTCGGTGCCAGTCCAGCAAGCGTAGATGGTTTCCCTGCGAGCTTCGTTTACGAAGCAGTCGTGGTACTCGTGGTACTGAACTGCGGTGCCGTCGAAGTCGGGGTGGTCGGTGATGACACGAGAGGTCTTCACCTTTACAGGTGCCCATGCGCTGCCCTTGGTGACAATCAGGAACGCACAGGTTTCGGGCAGATAGTCATCGGGAACGATGTTGAGCTGGAAGCCGCCGAGCTTGCTGAGAACGCCGTTTACGATGGGCTTTTCAGCAATCTTATCAACTGCGATGACTTGGTCAGCCAGCTTCATTTCTATAGCTGCGGTCTCACCGATGTACAGAACCTGCTTGCCGATGGGAGCATAGTGATTGCGAAGCTCGGCTCTTGCCTTCATAAGAGTTTCGAGAATCTTAGAGCGGCCAAGGTCTGCTGCATTGGTTGCAGAGAACTTATTCAGGCCTGCGCCGAGAGCCAGCTTCTGGAGGCGGAACTTGTCGCGGTAGGGTACAACGATTTCCTTGTCCTGACGGCTGATGATAGAACTTGCGGTCTTGATGTTCATCTGGTCAGAAGTGGTGCTCTTTTCGAAGCCGATGTTGTACTTGATTTCATCGTTCATGGTGTAGACAGCCTTGGTGTCACCAAGCTCGATAATCTTGCCGAAGCGCTTACCGATGGTGCCGGCCTCACCGTCAGTCAGGGTTCTGTCGTATGCCTTGAGGGGAACGGTATCAACGCTCATGATTTCAATGGTGCGGACACCCTTGAAGCTGTATTGGTTGGAGAAGAGACCCTGAGTTACAGACTCCTGAGTGAGTCTTTCCATAACTCTGGGCTCAGTCTTGCTAATAAGGTTTATAGTAGGCATTTAATTTTCCTCCGAATTAGTCTTGCGGAACGGAGGAGATTGAAAGATTAGATGCTGTCCCAACCCTCATCGAAGGGGTCTTTGGCTTTACCAGAGCCGGCAGTCTTCTTGCTGCCGATACTGCGCTGTTCATTCTTTCTGTTGGTTTCCATAGCACGTATCTTCTTTTTCAGCTCTGCGTTTTCATGCCGGGTATATGCGCCAAGAAGGTCGCCTGTGCGACCGGCTTCATCCCACACAGATTGAGGGATGTCTTCGGCTTTCATGTTGGGATAAACTTCGACGAAGCGCTTAATGGCTTCTTTACGGGTTTCTTGAGCCTTGCTCTCGGCTTCAGCCGCTTTGCTTGTCTCGGCTTCGGCCTTATCGACTCGGGCTTTCTGCACGGCAAAAATTGCATCTGACTCGCTTACTTCGCGGCCCTCTCGCTCTGCGTTTGCCATATAGATTCTTGCCCGGGTACTATCCATGAGCTGCTCAATAGTGAGATTGTTGGGGTCAGCAAGCTCCTTGAGGAACTCCTCATATTCCGCTATCTTGTTGGTTAGTTTTTGGGTCTTGCGGTCATAGTCCAAGCCCTTTTGAGCGAGAGCTATGACTTCGTCACGGCCTACTTCCTTCACTTCATCAAGGTGCTTAAGAGTAAATCGCTGGTCTGCGGTCTCATCCTTTTGCTCCTCGGTCTGTTCGGTTTCTTCCGTGGCTTCAGATGCATCAGCGGTTTCTGCTTCTTGCTGGTCTGCTTCTGCTTCATCGCTGTCGGCCTCCTCCGTGGTCTGCTCTGCGTCTTCGACTTCTGCGGGATAACCGTCGTCATCCCAACCTTCGTCAAATGCGCTCAGGTCTACCTCGGTCGTCACGTCGGCGGACTCTGCTGCTTCTACGGTTTCGGTCTGCATTTCTTCGTAATTCATTGCTTTATATCCTTCCTGCCGCTATGGTCGGCGGCGATTAGAATCAGGGTTGGTGGTATTTGCCGAGCCTTTGGATTTCTTTGTCTATACTCCCCAAGTGCTCTTTGATGACTCCAGCCTCTGTTTCGAGGTTGAAGGTTCGCTCGATTACGTGGTTGTGCTTGTCCACTTTTATTTCGAGCTGTTCAAGCCTATAGGCTATTAGGGCGCTGGACTTGCGGTTCGAGAAATATGAGCCGCAAAGCGTGCCTAAGAATCCTAACGCGGCCACAAGAATCGCAACTGATGCTTCGCTCATGCGCCCTCCGTGTTTATTCGCCGGTCTTGGTCTTTGCTACTTCAAGAATCAGGGTCTTGAGCGCGGAAAGGCCGGCCATAAGTGCGGCCAGAAGCATGGTCTTGTCCATTTCAAGGCTGAAGGTGATGCCACCGAGGAAGCCCTCAATGAAAGTCCATGCGGCTCTTTCGAGAATGTTTTTCCAATCCATTTTTCTATCCTCCTAAAGTCCGAGCAATTTGCTCCATGTATTAACACCACAGACACCATCCTTGGTCAGGCCGTTCTCTCTCTGGAACTGTCTAAGCCCGATATCTGTGTTGTTTCCAAAATCATCATCAGCGCCATCCACTCCGACGCTGAAGCCGTGGTGCATAATGAGGCTTTGCATAGCCCCTACCACAGCGCTTACATCGCCCTTCCGGAGAACGGGCAGTTTAACCTCCACAGTCTCCTTGTCTGCCACGATAATTACGTCGGCGGGCTGGGAGACTTCCGGTTTTGGGGCTTCGTCTACAGCGCCGGCAGCGCTTGCAAAGTCAGGGCAACAGAAGCCGCGTATGTTGATACCGTTCTTCTTAATGATGCGGAAGTCCACGGAATCGCTCATATTCCCTTCGATTACTCTGTAGGAAGTGGCGGTCTCGGCGTACACAACCCCGGTGTGGTCAGCGCTTCCGATATTGTCGCCCCGACCATCGTCATTCCAGTCGTACATGACTATGTCTCCGACCTTGGCGGAATAGTCATCGGCTTCCCTCCACCGGCCTTTGGCCTTGTAGAGGTTAATCATTGCGTCGCACGAGCATTCCGGGAGAATGATGTGGCCGAGATTCAGACTCTCGCCAACAGCGGACGGAAACGCAGCGCACCAAGGGTCGTGGTAGGTCATCTTATATCCCCTCGGAAGAGGGGATATTTTGTTGTACAGGTCGATTATCTGGCGATGGGAGCCGTCGGCCTCGTTGCAGCCAAGAAACGCTGCACAGGCATCTGCGAAAAGTTCTCTAAGCTGTTGCTCTGTCATTTAAACCAAGCCCTCCGTGCTTCCGGTCTCGTTTATCTTCCGTTGCAGAGCGCTGTAGCCACCGCCGGTAGGAATGTCGGGCATCCCCTCTGGCTCCGGTGCGCCCGGGGCTCCAGTAGGAGGAGCCATGCCCATCATCATTTGTTGCATCTGCTCGTTATGCTTCAGCTCGTCGATAAGAGCTCTGCGCTTAGGCACATAGTCGTCGGAGACGCGCTCCAGATACTGAACAGGAGTGATTAGACCCTGACGAAGCAAATTGTCCAGAGTGGACATTGCCGCAATTTCGCTGTAGTAGGTGCTTGCGCCGACGTCCAGCTTCAGGAGCATGGGGTGGCGTTTGAGCACGGTGAAGTCGAACTCCACGGGAATCTTCTGAGGCATCTGTACATTGGCAAAAGCAAGTGCCGGGGCTGACTCCGCAGGAGGAGCCGACATTATGTACCGAGTCTCGTAGTATTCAGCCATGAACTCGAAGTAGATTCTTGCGAGTTCTTCGGTAGCGTCGTAGAGGTTCTGCTTGGTCATCTCCGAAGGAGTGGCAGCAGCTCTCTGGAGCGCTATGATTGCAGAGGTATTGTCGGGTCGAGTATCACCAAGCGCTACGGAAGTGGCGCCGAGGCTCGACTCGGTTTCCTTTATTGCAAGCTCTATGTACTGGCTTACTTGAGGGGAAATAGCCGGAGGGTCGATGGACTTGATGACATTGTTTATGTCGCCGCCGGGGATGCCGTAGGCGCCGCCCACCCTGTTGTCCAGCTTGCTTATGAGGGTCTTGTTGTAGATGTACTTGGGGAATGCGTTTCGCATTATCGACAGCATCGACAGCGCCCAAGATTTGTTTATGAAGACTTGGTTGGGGATAAGGCCGGTTATCATGGCCTGACCGTGGTAGCAGTCCTGAATGGTGTCCCAACTAAGCCAAGTAATCGGGTAAAGGTGTATGCCGAGGTTTATGAAGTCGGAAACGGGAGCGTCCTTGGTGTACTCGTAGCTCCAGACCTCGCCGGTGTCCTCGTCTTTCCAGAGCATGGTCAGAACGGTGACCTTGTCATCGGTGCGCTTGACGTCATCCAAACCGTAGGTCTGGTCGTCTGCGATGATGTCATTCCACTTCTCAACGCCGTTCGCTCTCGCGCGGCGCTTAACCCGGCGGACTTCCTCACGAGCCTCAAGGATTATCCAAGGCTGGCTCTGAACGTCGCTGTCGTTTGGATTGCCAAAGTGAACTCTCTGGTTGCTTATGATTTCTGTGCGGATGCCGCCTTTAACATCCTGACCGGTCTCAATGGTCGGATCCCAATAGGTGTACAAGCAGCCGTCACCATCAACAGCAGCGTTTCTTGCGAAGCGCCGTATCAGAGCAGGAATCCTGTTTCTTTCGAAAAGGAACCCAAGCTCGTCATTCACAACGTCCACAATCTTCTCCAGCTCACCGGTATCCACGGCATTTGCCAGAGCAGTAGCTGTGACCTTGATGTTGTCAGAGGTTATGGTCGCGGTTATGAAGCTGACAACGCGCTTGATGATGTTGAAGGTGGGGGTCGGGAGGCCGTTGGAGTTAACTCCCTCCCATTGTTTGCCAATGAAGAAGTTTTCATTGGTCTTCACGGTGTCGTAGAGATTGATGCTGTTCTTGAAATCGACAGCCTTCTGGTAAAACTGCCAGCCTATCTCGTAGGTCGGGGTCTTACTCGACCCGAATATCTCAAGGCCATCGGTTTCGGGGACAATCAGGCTCTTTTCTTCCATTAGCCGTCACCGTCCTCGGCGCCCTTAAATGGGTTGAAGTCGATGATGCTCTGCACGGCCTTGTTCCAGACATCATCCACGCCCTTTGCCACGGCGTCTTCGTATTCAGGAAGCTTCTTTTCTATCTTTTCCAGCTTCTCTTCCAGCTCGACTATCTTCTGAGCAGACCTCACGATGGCGTCTATAAGCTGGGCTTTCTCTTTCTTCGAAATGAACATATAGCCTCCTACTTGTAAGCGTTCTCACCGATGCCCTTAAGGTCGATGATGAGCTTTCGTTCTTTGTTTTCTGCGGGACGGTCGGAATAGCCGCCGTTCCTCTTCTGCTTCAGAGCGTTCAGACAGCCGTTGGATGCCTTGTTGTCTCTGGTCATCTTCCTGACCAGATAGCTTTCACGGCGAAGCTCTGCTTCGTCGAACACATCTGCAAATTCAGGGTCTTTGCAGAGACGCTCAATTTCCTTGTCGCTCTTGATGCCGATAGCTATCTTCATGCCGGCGTAGTCAGGGAACTCGCCCTTAGCCTCAACCATAGAGAAGTAGGCTCTAACTACCTTTCTAAGCTCCTCAGCGTTCTCGTACACTTTTGCTGCCATATCAAACCTCCTCTCAGTAAGTCATGTATCCATCCGAGACAGCTCCTCCGGTCATGTAACCTTCGTAGTCTTGGAGCTCCTCGTCATCATCGTCGTCAAACCGGTGCTGCTGCTCCTTCTTCTTCGCCTCTGCTACGGCAGCTCTGCTGATGCAGAAGTAACGGCAAGCGTCCACGGTATGGGTTATTTCGTGCGGCTGCTTGGCGCAGTCGTTCGGGTTCTTCTCATCCGCCTGTATGCACTCAAGGTCATCAAGGATGCCGCCGACATTGTCGAAGAACATGAGCTGTGGCAGCTCCTTCGGCGGGTTGTCGCCATACAGTGACTTCACATACGGGTCGTTAAGAGGTATCGGGGAGAGCATGTACCGCATCAGCATGTGGCCTTGTACGCGGTTGTTATCAGCCCTCACCAGAGGCAGACCGTTTATCATGAATATCTCCGCCATAGTCTTGCCCGTGTCTTTCATTCGAGACCACATATCGGGCGGAGCATAGGTTATCGAAATATGCTCGTGGGGAAGGGTGTGCTCCAGAGCCGCGATAGCGGCGCTCTGAATATTCATCTCAGGCTTTTCAAAGCCTCTGAAGCACCACACTCGACCGTCTTGGTCTACCGCCCACCACAGGCATGCAAACATGTCCAAGCCGTAGTCAAAGCTTCGGTACATGGGCCAGTTGTCCGGGATTCGGAACGGCTTCACCGTGTGAGTGGCTCTGGAAAACTCCTTGAAGAAGTTGCCGCTCAGAGAGTCCCAGTTACCGTACAGATACGCATCGGCATTGGGCATGGCAGCAAGGTTCTCCAGATACCCCGGAGAGTTCTCAAGCATGATGGTGTTGTCCATCGCACTGGCAAAAATGAATTTGTAGTGGTCAGGGTTCTCGTTCTTAAGTGGGTCAGGATTGCCGGTCTTGAACTTCCGGTCGATGAAAAGTCGCTTAACCCAAAAATGGCCAACACCGCCGGGGTTACAGGTCAGGTACAGCCTCTTCTTGAACTGGTTCACGCCTCGAAGACAGCCGGCAAGGAAGCGAAACGCCCGTTCAGAAAACTGAGTCGCTTCGTCCATGAATATCCAGTCGTATTCCTGACCGTTGTATTCGTTCTCAGATTCGTCACCAGACCAGTGGCCGAATTTGATTACAGACCCGTTCTCAAAGGTCATTACGTGCGTCGAGCCGTTATAACTCGCACAGCCCAGCGGCATTACTATCGCTTGTATCGGGCGGATATGGTTCATCTCCAGCTCAGGGTAGTGAGCACGGATGATGAGTATCTTTATTCCATCGTTCATCAGGGCGCCTACGACAGCCTTCGTTCGTACAGCCCACGTCTTGCCGCCACCCTTGGCTCCGCCATAACAGGTGTAAAGCGTGGTGCTGTCGAAGAACTCGCGCTGTTTGGCATTCGCCACGCCCGGGTCAAAATGAACTTCTTCCTGCGCTATCGCAGCATTGTTCGGTTTCGCCATATTTCTCCTGAAAAAATAAAAAGAGACCACCAAACACAGAAGGTCTATCTGTGTTCAATGGTCTCTAAAGGACTCTGTTCGGCCGACGGCCTCTAAGGGCTCTATCTCGGCGCTTATTCTACTGTTTCGGTGGCGCTTCTAACAGCACCGGCTCATTGCACCTCGTACACCATAGCTCTATGCCCATTCCGTAGCCGCCATAGTATATCCTGCAAAGCCTCTTTTTGCATCGAGGACAATAAGCACTGCCGTGGATGAGTCTCGCTCGTAGTATCTTTCTTTGCATAATCATCAAGAAAAGTGGCGGGGGAGGGCCCAATCTCCCCCAGCCTGTCGAAAGGAGGTTGCATGCTACACGCAACTGGCACCGCTTACTGGTTTCGAACCAATACCCCGGGAGTCAAAGTCCCGTGTGCTGCCATTACACCAAGGCGGCTTATGTGGTAGTTCCTGCGAGGCTCGAACTCGCATTGCATCCTTGAAAGGGATGTGACCTGACCTGTTAGTCGAAGGAACCTTATGTAAAAAGGCAAGTCACGAGCTTGCGGGTGCTCTATGCGGGTTTCGGCTGTGGCTAAACCGACCTGTCCAGACTTGCCTTACCGTCCCGCTATTTGTGGAGATTAATAGCAACATTGAAAGGAGAAAACAATGAGAAATGAAGAAGGGAATCGCAGGACGGGTTTTTTTAATTTTTATGAGAATCTGTTTCAAAACACTACCCCCTGTTTTTCCGCTACCCGGGGGTACTTCTCATTTCATCTCATTTATACACCAACCATTTGCAAGTTGTCAACCCTATTTTTGAGAAAAATGATATCTGAACCTCATTTTTATCTCATAATTCTCAAAATCTGCCCCGACAGTGGCTGAGATATATTATATAGGGGTCTTGCTGACCGAGGTGGTACTTTTTCCGCTACCCCCCAGCATACCTGTAGTGCCCCGACAACATCTCTGTCACAACCAACCACCCCAGCCCCCGGGGGACATACTAAGGCCAGCCCACCAGCCCCAGCCACACTAATTGGGCACTGGTGTATGTCAGTACCAATGCCAGTCCAACATCGCTGTACTACTTGTGGTTACTACAAGTAATTACTTTGTGTACAAGAGTGTCTGTGTGTGGAACTAGTATGTTTCTGGCCAAATGTCGTAGCCAGATATGCATACGGAACTTATAAGTTACTATACATACACTAATACAAGATAATAGTATTACGAGGGGAACAATGTGCCTTGCGCTTCTGAGGAAGCGCTACGGCGAATTATATACTTCAGGCGAGTTACTAAAGAGCCAACGCTTCTTGAGGCGCCTGCCTCTGCGAAGCTATCTCTTAAGTAACTCGTTTGTTTTTATTTATATTATATTTTGCAAAATAAATCGTGACAAAACGCCAAAGTCTATGCGGCCTTACCGCATAAACGACTTTGTGCGTTTTGCACCATTTAATTTGCCTTGAAAGAAAAAGAATCAAAACAAACAGCTATCAGGGGGGGTACAAAGAAATTATATCTTTACCCCTGATAGCTGCCTGAATTTTTTAGATATACACAACTTTTATTTTAATAATTTTTAAAGCCCCAGTTCAGTGTGGCTTTAAAAATTAGCGGCAACGAGCGCACTGGCGCTCTGCCGCAATATAGAAGTAGTTGTTACGAACAAGGTTTTATTATACGCCACCCCGCGAGTAAAGTACCAGAAATAAAAAAATGATTCGCAGTCTAAGGAGCTATGCGAGTCATTTTTTTATTTCTTTGTTTTTGTTTTATAAAAAAAAAAAACATACTTGACTCGCTCCACATCAGCACCCCGCCGGAACTCGTGCGGATGTATTTCCAAGGAGTCGCTACGCGACAGATTGAAATTTCATCCGCACTATACTGCTTCCGACATTGTACCGCCCTCCGATAGGCGTAGTCGGGAAGTGAAATAATTAATTTTATTTCTATTTGACATTACCAGATGTCGAGAATCTCCCGGTGCAACTGGTTGAGCTAAGGGAAAATTGAAAGGAGTCATGAATATGGCTAACAAGACCAACTCCAAGAAGGCAACCAACAATATCGGTTGCGACAACCTCATCGACAACGCTTTCGTGCCCGAGGCAGGGCAGGGAAACCGTGCAAAGAGTGCACAGAACGCTCTGCGTGAAGAAGCTGGCTTCGCACCCGTAGTTTCCTTCAGCGACCTGTTCGACAAGGGTTGGAAGGTATCAGCAAAACACTTCGGCAAACCCGCAAACGGCGAACACGAGGTCATAATCAGTTGCGACCCCGAACCCCTCAAGGGGAAAGACGGTAGCTACTATGTAAAGTTTGAGCTCTGCGAAGAGGCAACGGGCCTCACTTGGATGACTACGGGCATCAACCAGAGCGAACTCAGCAACCTCTTCAACGCAATCAGCGAATACAACAACGGCATAATCGCAGGTAAAGACCCCATACAGAGCCTCTCCTTCCTCAAAAAGCACGCCTTCAAGGTTTGGACAATCGAAACCGAGCCCAAGAAAGTAGTAACCTACTTCAACGAAAAGAAATACGACAGACGTTGCTACGTAATAGCAAGAGAAGCAAGCCAGAAAGTAGACAAGAAGATGGAAGCTGAACTTGAAGCCTCCAAGTAAAAAAAGCCAGAGGGTCGAAAGACTCTCTGGCTTTTTTTATGTTGGTGCATAATTCACTTCTTGTTATACTCAAAGAAATCGTTACAGATTTTTGAACGGCCGTGGCATCCGCCGGCAACACGAACCCAACAGGAATAGCAAGTCTTATCGTCTATGCGAACATCACTAAAAAGCTTTGAAAGTTTAAAATGGTTTTGCGAAGAAGATTCAGGAGGCGCAACAACATAGCCTTTAGTTCTCTCGGTATACTCAGGATTGAAGGTTTCAATTTGGAGCAAAGTTAAGCCTTGGGAGGAATCTAAACCAAGTCGAGCGTCTTTTTGCTCCTGAGTTTCAGCGGGTAAAGCAATGAAATCAGAGCAAGGAATGTTTGAAAGGTCTGTACAGCGCTCTCCTTTACGATGCTGGCAAATATTACAAGAAACTACATTTGTGTCAACAATCTCGTTGGAAAGAGACTTACTTCTTTGAAGATTGTGGGAATCGGATTTAGCTTGGGGCGAAGTTTTATGGTGAGAAACCTCATTAACCTTCTTCTCCAAAAAAAGGGAGACCTTTTTCAAACAATCAATTTCCGTAAAAACCTCATCCGTAGATTCAATATAACCATCAGAAGAAGGATAATCCAAAGGAATATATTCGTCAGGAATATGTTTCCAAGTTGAACCAGAACGAGAGACATGCGAGCCTTTATTATAACGTCTACCGGGGTTGCTGTTTTTCATTAAGCCAGTAACATCGCCAAACCGTTTATTTTTAGACCGGCAACTCTTGCACCGTCTCGGAAGATTAAGATTATTTTCATGGAAAAAAGTAATTTCACCGTGAGAAAGCACAAAGCTACCGCCACAATCCTTGCAAACACGCTTTATTTCAGCCACAAAAATCACTACCAATCCCAAAAAATTAAAAAATAAAAATTAAAAAAATAATATAATATATAAATAAAAAAATCAAGCGATTATAGCACAGCTTGATGAGATTTCAAGGGGCAAGCACCAGTGTCGCACAGCGACCCCTTGATATCTCATCTGCGCTGTGCTTTTTTCACAAGCGCAATAAGGGAAAAGGAGATTTGAAAATGGAAAGTAAATCAAAAATTTATCCTGAAACCTGCGAAGGTTGTAAGAACTACGAAAAATGCAAAAGCGAGTGGAAATACGAAGATATAAGCCTCGTTGAATACTTAAGAGGTTTTGTTGACTGCTGCGTTGATTTTGAAAGGAGATAAAAAAATGAAAGAAAACAAAGAAAGATACATTGAAGAGCTGATGAGAAAGCTTCCTGAAGTAGAAAACATATACATGAGATTCGTGGTATGCGATATAGCCGTGAGACTCGCAAGAAACGAAATAAAGCTGAATCAGGCAAAAGGGCTCATAGAAGAACTGCAGATAATGTGAAAGGAGATACGAACATGAAGACAATTGAAATATGCGTGGAGTGCAGACGAAGCGACTTCGAAGAAGAACTGGAGTTCTGGAAGAAAATGGAGGTTGAAGACGACGCAGATTTAAAAAACATACTGGACTGTGAAGTTATACAGTTCGGAGTATGGGGATTCGAAGGCATATACGCAACAATATATGACATAAACGGAAACATAATACTTGATTACTAAAGGAGAAATGAACATGTCAAAGATTTACTACCAGATAGGCCGCAAGAACGGCAAAGGCGCAAGCGCATACTCCTACGCAAAAGCCAAATACAACGCAGAGAAGCTGGTTCCTATGAGGATGACAGATGCCTATTGGGGCGTACTCGAAGAAGAATATGATGAGAGCTTCGATTGCTCAGGATTTTGGAACTATCTCGTGAGAGAAGACGAAGTATACGCTTACTGAGAAAGGAGAAAAGCATGAAAGCATACATGGTTTATACGCCGTGTTCGAACTGGTATTACTCAGACATAACACCAATAGCCTTTTTCAGGAAAATAGAAGACGCAGAAGAATTCATATTAGCTTGTAAAGAATCCCGTCCATACGAGGTATTCAATAAGCTATTAAGTTATAGCTGGAATCTACACGAAGCATTAGCCAAAAGCGTGGAATCATATTTCGACGATGAAGACGAGGAAATGAAAATCAAAGAAGTGGAGGTTTTCTAAATGAAGTATGCAGCATTCTATCCGGAAGAAGGTCGATACAGCAAGCTACTCACATTGCCAATGGCAAGAGCATTGGCGAAACAGTTCCCCTCAGCAATTATCGTGAATATGGAGACAGGCGAAGTTATTGAGCGTAGATGAGAAAAGATATTACCCATATCTCATCTGCGCTCACAGACTATTCTGATGAGTTAAACTCGTAAATCTGAAAGGAGTATCAGCATGAAATACAAAGTAAAGGTAAAAGACATATCCATTGGCTATCTGGAAGTAGACGCTGAAGACGAAACTGAAGCAGAGGACAAGGCTCTGGAGATATACAATCAGGGCAATGTATTCTGGAACGATGGAACGGTGGAATTCAAAGTTTGGGAGGGATGAAGTGAAATATATACTCTTGGCTAAAGAACACTCTATGGGTGTAGTAGCCGTGGAAGCAGATAACCTTGAAGATGCTAAAACCAAAGCTGCTGAAATCTACCTGAAAGGAGAAATGTACTGGTTCGATGAAGTTGTAGACTTTGAAGAATATACACCGGCTCGTAAGAAATAAAGCATTACGCAGTAACCCCTATATATTACTAAGAGAGAAAATGTATTTTCTCTCTTAGTAATATATAGGGGTATAAACGTGAGCATCAAAAAGTACAAAATTTTTATATTTACAAAGGAGAAATGAATTATGTTAAAGGCAAATCTTAACGTTGTATACGTAGCAGAGATGGTTCGTGTAGGTAAATCCGTGAAGGGTGACTACGAAATGGTTCTTCTGAAGACCAATGGAGACCACGCAAGACTTCCCATTTGGGTAAAGAACGTTCCTTCTGGAATCGTGGAAGGCGGCAAGTTCACCATCAAGGAAATCACCGGTGCCGGTATCCGCCATATAAAGCCCTCTGAGCGCTTTGACAAGTGGCAGGATGAATTCAGCATCGACGCTGTTGTGTGCCCCGTATAAGCAATCTAATAGGTTAAACAAGCAGGCAGGAAGCAATTCCTGTCTGCAATTTTATTTTAAAGGAGAAATTACTATGTACATCTGCGAAAAATGCGGAAGAGAAGTTGAAGAAATCATCGAAACCACCGATGGCCAGAGCCTCTGCGAAGACTGTGTAGATGAAGAACATCTGTTCTGCGACGAATGCAACGAATGGGTGCCCAGCGATGAAGTACACAGCGTCAGGATATCCTACAGAACTACCTACAACGTATGCGAAAGCTGCCTTGAAGACAACGACCGTTACTTCCAGTGCAGTAGCTGTGAAGAATGGTTCTACGATGGCTACGAAGGCGGGTACGAAACCGCAGACGGAACCATATGCTCAAACTGCTACAACTACGACTATGTAACCTGTAGCGAATGTGGCGAAGTCATCAGAGAGCAAGACGCCATATATAACGAAGATGACGAAGAGTGGTACTGTAGGCGTTGCAACGAAAGAGCCGGAAGAATCCGTAACTATGGGTACAAGCCCTCTCCTGTGTTCAAGACCAAGCATGATACATTCCATGTATCTGAGGACATCAAGGAGCTGATGTTCGGCGTAGAGAACGAGATAGACAAAGGCGAAAATCCTTTGGACACCGCTGCTGCCATCTGTAGAAAAGCTCCGGACGTCTACATAAAGCATGATGGCAGCCTTGGTTCAAATGGCATGGAAATCGTCACTCATCCTTGTTCTCTGGAATACCACATGGAAAACCTTGGCTGGGATAGCATCTGCAAAATTGCTATGGAAAGCGATTACAAGAGCCACGATGCAAGAACCTGTGGTCTGCATGTGCATGTTGGCAGACAGCAGCTCGGTGATACTGAAGAACAGCGCAAAGAGACTATTGCGAAGATAATTACTCTCGTGGCAAGGCATTGGGATGCTATAGTCAGGTTCTCAAGACGCAGAGAAAATCAGCTCAGGGATTGGGCATCCAAACCCAACATAGACCTCAGTAAGAAATGGACAAAGGAAGACCTGATATACGAATGCATGTATGAAAGACACAGAGGCCGTTACCGTGCAGTTAACCTCTGCAACTATGAAACCATTGAGTTCAGAATCTTTAATGGCACTCTGAAGTATCATACCATTCTGGCTACTCTTCAGCTCGTTTCGAATATATGCGAATACGCAAAAGAAAACAGCTTTGAAGTTGTTCTTCAGAGCACTTGGCACGGAATAACCCACTATAAGACTTACGGAGAGCTTCAGGCTTATCTGAAGGCCAGAGGTCTGGATGAGGTAGACAGTCCTGCAGGGACTCGTCTCTGGACAAAGGAGGAAATCGAGGAAGAAAAGAAGCGAGGAAAGTTCAAGGTAGGTGACTATGTAAGAATCAAGGAAAATCTTGTGCCTCACTGGAACACTCCTGCAATCGTAGGGCACGCTGGAGAAATCGGCGTTATACGGTATATCAGAGAAAGCAGAGACTTGCCCTATACCGTAGAATTCGAAAACAGATTCTGTAGCGAACTGTACAGCCCTGATAACATCTACAGCGGTCACGGTTACAGAGTGATGGGAGACCAGATAGAACTCATCGACTGCGACCACGTAAGCGACTTTGATTGGTAAATAAAGGAGGATAAAAATTATGTGTATCATTGCAGCTAAGCCCGCAGGAGTAGCAATGCCCAAGTACGAATACATCAGCAACATGTTCCAGAACAACAAGGACGGCGCCGGTCTTATGTACGCAGCCAATGGCAAGGTACATATCGAGAAAGGCTTTATGGATGAGTTCAGCTTCGCAAGTAGACTTGCGGAGCTGGCAAAGGAGCATGACATTGAAAAGCTTCCCATCGTGATGCATTTCCGCATCACCACTCATGGCGGTACAAAGCCTGAAAACTGCCATCCTTTCCCCATTACAGACAGTATGGGTATGCTGAAGAAGCTCAGATGCAGAACCAACATCGGTGTAGCACATAACGGCATTATAGATGTCAGCCCGAGAAGCAAAGACATCTCCGACACAATGGAGTACATTGCCGGCAGACTTGCCCCTCTCAAGAGAGCAATGCCTAACTTCTACAAGAACAAGGATATCCTGCAGATGATATACCACGGCATTACTTCAAAGATGGTAATCATGGATAGAAACGGTGACATGAGCTTTATCGGAGACTTCCGGGAAGAAGACGGTGTGAAATACTCTAATACCAGCTACATGTATAACTACAGCAGCTACCGTTGCTTTCCCTATGAAATGGAAGGCTACGACGAATACGAAAGCTACAGCTACAAGGAGCTTATGTGGCTGGATGAAGACAAGGGCGAATATGTAAAGTCAAAGAAAGGAGACTTCTTGCAGGATGACTTTGCAATAGACAAGAACGGTAATGTATATTACTTCGATTCTGAAATGGGAATGTTTGTAAGGCTGTACGGAGCAACCGCTTACAACAGTAACGGAGGCTTCTTGAAGTTTAATCCCGACAGCGAATTTACTTGTCATGAGGTGGTAATGCTTTGACAGACGCAGAATACCTGTTCAGAAGCCAATCGGCTGAACTGAAACGCACAGGCCGTGGAGCCTACAACAGAAAGGGCGGGAGCAGAAGTAAACGCTGCTCCCTGCCCAGCGACAATCTTACTGAAGCACAGAAAAGGAGAATGAACGGAGAAGTTATGAGCTGTAGAATGAATGAACCTATGAGCTGGAAAGAGTTCAAGAAACTGCCCACAGATGTACAAGCGCTGTATATCATCCACCTGAGAGACAAATACGGCGCAAGAAACACAGACATTGCCAAGATGATGGGAGTAGAACGTTCGTATCTGTCTCGGCATATCAGCGCTAATCTGCCAAAGCTGAAAAAGAGTCCCGGCGGAGCATCGAAGTTTGAAGACCCACGGTGGACTAATTTCATCAAGAAAAACGGAAATGATGAAATTAAAACCATCAATGACGAAGTTGAAGAAACAACCGAAGAGTACATTGACCCTGTCGAACCCGAAATGCCCGATGAAAAGCCTATGCCTGAAAAGAGGACAATCCCTCTGAGAGTGCTGAGCGGCAAGCTAAACTTCTCCGGTAACGCAGGAGCAGTATTCACAAAGGCCAATCTGCTCTTTGACTCAGCCAAAGAATACGACATCAAAATCATTTTCAAGGAGGTATGCGATGCTTAACATGAATCTCGAATTTGAGCTGGAATATGACTGCGCAAAGCGAAAGCTGCTGCTCATAGACTACGACCCTCCCAATGACAAAGAAGACCCGGTAAGACTTGCATTTACTAATGTCAATGACATTGACGGCATCAAAACTGTAGTAGGAGCATGGATTACACTCAAGGCAGAAACTGAAGAAAAAAAGGCTTGCAATGCGTAAAATGGTCGATATACCGTGTAGGTGAATCGAAGTGGAGCGCTACGCTTCGGTATTACTTACACGGAGGATACCTCAATGGCAGAATATGCATCGAAGGGTGTCGCAGGAACCGGGCTTGGACTTGGCGCAGCAGCGTTGGGAGTAAACCTTCTCAATGGCAGTATTGGTAATCTGCTTGGCACGGGCTGGAACAATGGCGGCTATGGCTACGCTATATGCAGCGACAACATGCCCGTGAACAGATACGAGGCCACTCAGAGCGCCAGAATTGCCGAGCTGGAAACCGAAGTCAAGCTCAGGGACGCAAACATCTATACCGACGGCAAGCTCAACGACCTCAGAAACTACATGGAAAGAAAGTTCGACCATGTAGAGCACGAACTGTGTGACCAGAAAGCATTCAACACCGGCACTATCAGCACCATTAACTGTATGCGTGGTGATATAGCAGAACTGCTCGGTCTGACCAAGAGAATTATACCCAAGGACAGCATCTGTCCTGAGTACATGCAGAGATATAACTCTTGGGTCGCACCGACCACCACCGCACAGGAAAATCCCACCGGCGCATAAAACAAAAAAGGGGAGGGCTTTCGCCCTCCCCGATTCAAAGGAGTTTATATGGTTTCAATAGACAAAATCCAACGCGGTGCGGCAAGATATCTTGATGCTGAAATAATGCCAAAAGCTGAAGGTAAAGATAAATGGATTATTTCTGCCGCAGGAACTCTGTATCTGGCAAGGCTACCGGCTCTCATCCAAGCCCTTAAAAGCAAAGAAGCAATAGCTCTTCTCGGTATCATCAGCGAAGACGGAATGAGCGTGGACTTGGATGCAATAATGAGCAGCATAAAGCCAGCAGCCAGACAAGCACCGGCGACCATCAAAATCCCATTCGGAGGCGCTATATCTTTCACCGAAGGAGATATAGATATACTCAAAAACTATATCATGCAAGCTTAGGAGGTAAAGCATGGAAAAAATAAAACATCTGGCAGAGAAAATCCGTGAAGAACTCAACGATGCGGAAAACTACGCCAAAGACGCTCTCAAATGTGAGCATGACGATAAGGAAATGTCCAGAACTTTTGCAGCGCTGTCAAGAGAAGAACTCGACCATGCAGAACGTCTCCACAAACAGGCAACGAGGATTATCCATGAGCATAAAGAGGAACACGGCAGTCCTCCTGAACCTATGCAGACCATCTGGAGCTGGGAGCATATGCACATGATTGAGAAAACAGCATGCGTCAGAAAGCTCCTCGAAATCCTCAAATAAAAATCTTAGTAATTTCTTAGTAATTTGACTGTCTAACTTATTTTACATATGCTCATTTTATCTCACATTTGTAAAGTTTTTTAGACAGCCAAAAACGGGATTTTCCCGACAAAACAAAGAAAAACCTGAAACCTCAACGGTCTCAGGTTTTCTCATTTTTGGTGGACGATACAAGACTCGAACTTGTATCAAAAAGGGTAAAACCATTGGAAAATCAACGGGTTTGAAACCTCATTAGTAATTTCTTAGTAATTAGCCCTTTTTAGCGGCTTCTTTATACCCGACAATGGCATTAAATCTCTCATCAATAACCTTATCAGCGGCTTTTCTGCCAGCATCAAAAGCATGGATATAAACCTTCTTCATAGTCGAGTCTGTCTTCCAGCCGCCACGAGCTTGAGCAACAACCGTGGGAATAGATTCTTCGGCCATAACAGATGCATTGACATGTCTCAAAGCATGAAATTTCATCTTGGGGAGACCGCTTCCTTCAAGAACTTTCTGGAACCGCATATATACGGCATGACCAGAACGAGGTTCAATGACATCGCCATCAACCTTGTCAATAAGTGTCTTGATATAAGCAGGAATATCATAGACCCTCTTTCTGTCTTCTTCTTTAGCAGCTTCTTTCCTGAGAGGCCCAGAACGAAGGTCAACAACGGATTCGACAAGGTATAGCTTATTACCAAAGATAGATTTACTTTTAGTAAGACCGCGAATTTCGGACATTGACATTCCGAGCCACATTGCTAAGAGGCAAGGCAGTTCGATATCAGTGTCCTTAATGACAGGGTAAATGTCTTCTGGCGGAACAACTACAACAAGAGAGCGCTGAAGCTCTGGTAGGGTAACATCTATGTCAATACCCTTGACATACTTGTGTAAACAAGTAGATACAAGATTATAGGCATCAATGACAGTTTTAGGCTTAATAGTCCCACCCTTGCGAGAAGGCTTATCAAGCTCAGCTTCAATGGCAGCGTCAACGGCAGCGGAGGTAACATCTCCAATCGGCATTTTCATAAGCTCTTGGAAACGTTTATCTCGTATATATTCATACTGCTCTATTGTGCGAGCCTGTAGCCTATTACGACGAGAAGAAATGTACTTTGTGATAGCATCGGAAACCGTGATGTTCTCTACATGCCTTTTAGAGCCAAGCAAGCCGGCTTTGAGAGCTCTGGCTTGAGCATAATACTCAGCTTCAGTTGGAGCCTTGACAGTGTACCGAACACCATCAAGCATAACCTGAGAATACCACTCGCCAGACTTAAGCTGTTTAGGCTTTGGAACAGCAACCTCGGTCTTTTTCTTCCGGCTTTTAATAACCTTCTCGCCACAGTAAAGGCAGTAAATGGAATAGTCAGGTATTTCCTGCTTGCAAGCTTTACATTTCATAAGCTACCTCGCCAGAATTTTATCCCAATTCCTGTCGATAATTTTGGCCTTACGCTCATTCTCGGCCTTCCAAGCATCGGCCTGTATCCAAGCCCTTTGAAGTTCGTCTTTGAGAGTGTCAATCATGCCTTGATAGCGCTTGCAAACGGCATCAATCTCCTGCTGATAGGAGGCATGGATATTATCCTGTATCCGTTTATACTCCTCATTATCGCTACCGAGGCGTTCGATGTCCTTGAGAGCCTCTGCAAGAAGGTGCTGGCTGCTCTCGTCAACCACAATGTTGGGTATAGCGCAAGGATACTTGCCATTGGGGTCTCCAAGCAAGTAGGCGGCAATAGAAGAAATAGTGAAAAAGCTGGGGTCATTGACCTTGCCAGTGAGAGTCCGCTTTATGGTAGCCAAAGAGATGCCGGTACCGTCAGCGACATCTTGATAAGATTTCTTGAGGAAAATACGAGCCATCTGAAGGAACTCGCATACACGCTCAACGCCCATAACAGAAAGGTTTGGGCCACTGCATCCGCTTCTGAAAGAATGGCATTGAAAGCACTTATTAAAAGGCTTGTCGTCGGTGACAGCAAAGCTGAGAGTTACATTCTCGTCCGGAAGGAATACTTCCTTGTTCTTGGTAAGTTCATCCATGATACTACTCCTATCATTCTAAGATACTTTGTAGAGCGCTCAACGACACCAAGGATGACGCCAACGACTCTTGAAAAACATAACGGGAAATGATAGGCTGTAGATGGGTGAAAACCCATCAGCCTATTGGCGGTACGGCGGGGAAAGCGGTTTGCCGACAGCATCCCCGCTGTACTTTAAAACTAAAATAATTCAACAAAACTAAACAAAGGAAAGGTGAAACATGGAAAGCATCGAGCAAATGCGAAAAGAAATCCTCGCAATGTACAAAACACTTCCATACGAAGACAAGCTCAGGGCATACGTGATGCTTTCAATCCTGCGACAAAAGCGTGAACCTTCGCAATCTCGTCGGCACGCAAATCAGTAAGCTCAATAGAATATAAATCGTCAAGCTCATTCCCATACGGGGGAATGGGCTTCTTTTCTTTTACGAGGTCTGTATACACCAAATCCTCAACAGATACTCCAAAGAAATCCGCGATATCCTTAAGGGTGCTTTGCCTCGGCAAGGCATCATTCTTTTTCCAAGCAGTAACAGAACCAGATGACTTAACCCCAACCAACGCAGCCACAGCATTGGGTGACTTCCCTATCGACTTACACAAAAACTCGTAATTTGTCCAAAACATACAAGCGAACCTCCTTACATTTGTTCAAATGGCTGAAATGAGAAAAGACGAGATTTTTATATTGCAAAATGAGATAAAATGAGATATTATAAGGGCACAATTGAGAAAACTGAGAACGAAACCTCATTTATAACACTTCCGGGCCATGTGAAATGTTATATTCATTTGCATACAACAATAATAACTCATTAAGGGGCGTTCGTCAATAAGTTTTCTCAAAGAAACTAAGAAGGAGTGAGAAATTGAACGCATTTAAGAAGATGAGACTGCTCTCTGGCAAGACAGCAAAACAGGCAGCAGAAGAGGGAAACCTCAAGTACACATCCATACTGAGATGGGAAGGCGGAGTATCAAGACCCAAGGCTGATGTACTTCCGACTCTTGCCAAGCTCTACGGATGTGAAATCAAGGAATTCATAGGCGAATATGAGACGGCGAGATAGGCGGCATTTTGAAGCATACCGTCCAGAAATAAGGACATTCGTATGCACTAAATGCGGTCAGAAGACACCGGCAAACAAATATCGAGGGAAGACAAAGGCAGGACATGTAAAGACTATGTACTGCTTTAAGTGTAAGAAAACAGAGAATCATATCCAGATAGATTGAGGAGGCGTGAAAATGTTCGGGGGTAAAGTCAGATGCCTAAAGTCAAATACTGTGCCTTAGCAAAGAAAAGAGACCCTCTGAAGGGTCTGATACTTGAATACATCAAAAACAACAATCTTAGTACAGGACAAGTAGCTACTAAGTTAGGGGTATCAAGAGCCACCTGTAGCAAAAGGCTGAACCAAGAGCACACAGACAACTGGCTCGGAGACGCGAAAGAGCTTTGTAAGAAGATGAATATCCCAATCGAGGAGTTCAGAGCTGCTGTGAGGTACTGAGATGAAGGAATGCTACAAATGTTTCTACAGGAGCCGAGTAACACTCTCCTGTGACTACTACCTTACAACTGGTACAAGAGTAGTCAAATCTGAAGAGCATTGTAGCGGATTCCGTGAGCGCGAAGGAGAGAGTCTTGCTCCTCACATCCTTGAAATGGAAGCGCTCTACTACAAGGGCTTATCAGACAGAGCTATAGCGAGAAAGCTCAGCGTAAGCAGATACTCAGTATACACATGGAGAATATCACAGGGGCTTCCTCCGAAGGGAAACGAGCAAAGAGGACGGCCTAAAAGAACGGAGATGAAAGATGGAAACTGAATACAGCGATTACAGAATAAATGACTTGATGGCGACTCTGCACAGAGGCCACGCAAGTGCAGTAAGCCGGCAGCGTCTGGCAAAAGAGATGGACATGTCCGACAGAGCTGTGAGAGCTCTGATAGAGAAAGCCAGAGACGAAGGTTGCCTGATACTGAACAAGCAGGACGGCAAAGGCTACTATCTGCCCGACAGTATAGACGACATAGCATATCAGTATTGGCAGGATACCAATAGGGCGCTGGCGATACTGAAGCGTAGGAAG